ATATTACCCCATGTACCAGCGGTTGAGGCATTATCTGTCAGATAAAAGTAAACTGCTTGACCAACAGCAATTGTTACAGAAGCACCACCAATTGCGTCAGTGACAACAAAATCATTAGCACCAAGGTTGCGAAACAAAATGTCAGTGCCAAGTGAGCCTTGTTCAGCGTCTGGTAAAGCAATCTCAAGATTAACGGTTGTGGCAACACAATCCATAATACGTGATGCTGGGACTTGAGTTGGGTTAACAACTTGAGGCCAGTAAAGCGTTTGATTGGTGTCAAACGATAGGAAATAATATGATACGTCTGTTGGTTGAACAACAGTGCCAGTAAATGGTGATGTAAAAGTCATGTATTAAGGTTCCTGAACTGAAGTGTTGCGGTCAACGCGGCGTGAATTGTCTTCTTTTTTAAGCGCTGTTAATGAGTCTGTGTAGTATTGTTTCCAGACCGGCAATTTATCCAGGGCTTTTAAGTAGCCTTGAGCTTGCAACAGTGTGCCAAATAACATAGCCTGAGGGCATTCACGAGTAAATAGGTTTTGTTGATTCTGAGAATCTAATGGTTGAATTTCACTGTAATAAATGATTTCTACGGGATACGTAGCATCCGGTAAAGGTGCAAAATTCCAGTTGTTGTAATCATACTCAGCGTAGTATGTAGGAACTCCTGGGCTTGACTGTGACTGGTATTGTGACACGTAATCTTGGCTTCTAATAAGCATTGGAATGCCGTTGGTCTTCATAGAAACCGTTTTACGCCAACGAGCAGGTTTAGCTAATATAGATTGGTTGGTTGCAATGTTTGTTTCCACTACAGTTAACTGTAGCAGTGTCTTTAATTCCGCGGCAATTGCAGACTCAGCCAACCCAATAAGGTTTGGAATTTGAGCAACAAATTGTGGGTCATTACGTTCCATGTAGTTGATAACATCAGCTACAAGGTTGTCGTAGGTCATTACATATGCGCTGGTCATCGTGTGTAGTAGCTTATATTAGGTTGGAAGTAGATAGGTGACTTGTCACGCTCTTCGTTGTTTGCATGCATAAATAACTTGTCGGCTTGTTGTTCTAAATACGCAACACGGCCCATGTCTACACCAGGAATTTGCAAAGATAGTTTATGCGACAAACTAGCTTGCACAGAGGTAATCCAACGATCTGGCACGTAAATTTCATTTGTCAAAGAGCCAACGTCTTCCATTTGCTTTTCAACAAGAAGCTGAAACATCTGAAAGTCATTATTGGGAACAGGCCACAAGTACATAGACGGCTCAATTTGACGATCAAACCAATACTGCAAAGAGCGCTGGCTTGGGAATTGTTTGTTTGGAAGGTTCCAGTAATCGTCACGGTTTAGTCGTGCAAGCGGTATAACTTGTTGGCTAGTTGAAAATACAATTTGTCGAACTGAGAATGTTGAAGCAACAGTTTCACGCAAACGATAGTATTGGTACGGTGGGGTAATTGGAATATTATAGTACTGCCATTGTTTATCAACCATTGTAACTTCTGGAAATGTTTTCTTTATTTCCCAAGTAATGCCATCATTACTAACTTCATAAACAAAGTTGTATGTAACTGAACCATTGGGTGCGTAAGCATTCCAACCAACATAGTACACTGGCAGCGCAGGAGAGTACTCTAAACCAAAATAGTTTGCGCCAATGGTTGAGGTAGCGTGTGTGTCTAAGTTTAAATTAAAGGCTGCAGGAGAGTCTATGTTACTAGTTGGTAAATACTCAACTGCTGTGTTGTTAATAATGTAAACCCAGTTAGCTTCTCGAACGTCAATGGTTGTCTTTGGAAGAGTTATTTGTTGTTGTGCATTTAATGCACCGTACAGTTGATTCTCTAGTAACCAAAGATTAACGCCAAGGTTAGATAGATTTTGTAAATTGTAAAAGAGTGCCTGTTTACCAGCATTCACCAGCTCAGGCGTCATCTCCTCCGCGGCCTTGCCGGAATCACGAAATGCGTATGAAATTAACTGGTCAACGTTAACTGTGGTCTGACCGGTTGTATTAGAATAAGCCATAGCTTACTTGTTCCTTTTTACTGTTCCACCACGTTTTTTATTAAAATTTGGGTTGGATGTTAAACCTTTAATAGATGAAGGACCACCACCGCCACCAGCACCTCCACCTGTACTACTTGACCTAGTGTTTCTATAATTACCAGTTTCGGGTTCCCCGCCAGTATTACCCATACTTCCTGTCATGTTAACAGGACCTAAAGTTGCGGGTTGAGCCGGAGCAGCTTTGGCGGTGTATCTATAACCGCCGTGAGCATCATCTAAACGGTCAACAGCCCTATTCGCTGTTTTAAGCGATTTATATTCTGTTTTATTAACTCTTTCACGTGTTTGATTGTCGTAAACATGCCAAGCACTAGGAGCAGCTTCAACTTCACCACCACCTTCAAAACGCTTAACTTTACCTCCAGCTTTATAATGGTTTCCTTCGCAAGACATTTTGGCGTTTTGTTTGAAATCTTCCATAGCTTACTTGTTCCTTTTTACTGTTCCACCACGTTTTAATGGCTGTAATCTACCCACGTTAGGCATTGGGGCAGGCTTTACTTTGCCGTATCCAGGAAGATTAATTCCAGATTCGCGGGAAGGGCCAACGTCAGGCATTGTGGCAGACTTAGCTTTTCCCATACCTGGAATGTTTATAGCACGATCCTCAGGACCAACGCTCGGCATATTATCTTTTATCTTGCCGGATCTCATTGCCTTTGAAAGGTCGTCTAAATTGACTTCGCCACCGGAACTGTAGTGCTTTCCTTGAGCTGACATTTTAGTGGTTTGTTTAAAGTCTTTCATGTTATCGTCCTCGGCCAGAAGCCCGCTTGTTTACTTTATTGGGTAGTTTGTTTGATGCTGGTCCAGCTTTAATAAACTCCTTGGCAACCTTTTTAGGGATGCCAAGGGTTGAATTGCCAGCGGCTGCGGCGTACATAGCGCCTTGTTGAGCTTTTGACTTAATAGGCATATTAGCAGGCTGTTCCGCCGGTGTTCATCTTTTTAGCCTTACCACCTTTTTTCATTGGTGCCGGTGGTGGATTCATAGTCATTGTTGGCATATCTTCTGTTTCTGGTCCCATACCTTTAGCGCCTGCTGCCATATTTTGAGTTGCTGCGCTCATACGCCCACCAGTTAAACCGCCTTGCATTGCGGCGTCCGCGGGGCCTCTACCACTTAATAACGCGGCTTTTTCAGCGGCTTTACGAGCAGCAATACGATCCATTTGAGCTTGTGCAATACGATTTTGTTCTGGCGTTCCCATTACATTATTTTTAAGTCTTGTACCGGCGGCACTGATACCATTACCAATGGTATCCATAATACTGCCGCCGTCAGCATACTTTTTTATTGCACCACCTTTAGCAATCATTTTTGGCTTAATATTTTTTACTGACTCAATAGCGTCAATGTCGCCAGATTTTTTCTTGGCTTCGTAGACGTTGGTTATAGAACCACCGGATTTAAATTTTTTAACTGTGCCGGTTTCTTTTTTAGAGCGTCCGCCTTTTTTCAGCTTAATCTCTGTTGGCTCTTTGTCATGCTCTGCCTCATCATGCTGCTTAAATGCTTTTTTGATGAGCGCTTTATCTTGTTTCATGTCATTGTCGACCTCGCCACCTTTTTTCATGGTCTTGCCGCCGTAGCACATTTCCTTGGCTTTAGCGTGTCCGCCTTCTTTAAAGTGTTGCATTTTGGGTAGTTTTTTGAAATCGTCCATAGTTTCCTCGAGGTTATAAAGTTAGGGTGATCAGCCCTTATATCTACTAATACGTTAAAACAGGCAAAATTGCCCTTAAATATCTGTTAAAAACAGTGCTTTTTCTTTCTTGCGGCGGTTTGTAAGTTCGGGTGGGTGCACCCAGTCCATAAAGTGTTCCGCCGCGCCCTTATAGTTCCCCTGGTTTAAAAGTCGTACAATGGTAGACGACTTAAAACCATTGGGTCCAATATTGAAGCAGAGGCTGTACAGGGCGTCGTATTGGTTCTGGGTAAGGGGTACCCTCACAGAACTTGTAACAGCCTCGTCACACCAGCTTAAATCGTGTCTAAGGAGCTCGTGTACCTCTTTGTCTGTCAGTTCGGCAGTGATTAGGTGTGGCTCATCTGGTTTTATAAGATGGCCAACGCCAATTGTCCACAAGCCACGCGAATCTTTGTAGGCTTTGTTGCGCTTACCTTCTAAATTAACAATAAGGTTTAGGGTTGATTCTGCAATAGCCATAATTTTATTCTCTATAATAATGGGAGTTTTGGGAAATAAAAATATAAATAGGCACAACCATGCCACTAAAAATACTTTTTTATTCATTTACTCAGCGTGTCGTATTGTTCGTAGCAGGCTTCGAGGCTTGTTCTGAGCACGTCGGCTCTGGCAGCTTCCCGTTCAAGAAAGATTGCATCCTCGGCAGAAAGGGACACCCCAGTTCCGCTCTGTCCAATGCTGGGGCTTTCGGCACGGCTGGGGCGCTTGCGCAACTGGACAATAGCATTGACAAGCTGATTGTTAATATTACGGATTTGAGCATTTTTATCACTTTCTATTTGGGCTGATTTGGCTTGGTAGTCTTTTTCAATTGCTGCTGTTTGAGCAACTTGGTTTGCTTTATATGCTAAAAATCGTGAATGCTCAAAGCTAAACCCAAGGTACCAAGAAAAAGCCAACAAAATACAACACACAGCCAGTTTGACATATTGAATTATTGTTAGCGGAAACATTATTTTTCTAAGCCTTCTGTTGTTACAAATCGTAGTATTGCCACAGTAATACCAACAAAAATCATTATTCCACCATAGTACTTAGGATCAATGACAGACTGTAAGTACTGTAAATTATCCATTAAAGCTCCAAACACAACTAACGCCAAAGAGAACCAAAGGGTTTTGGATTTCGTCATGGGTTTCATCTGTCTGCCTTTCTGTCTAGTTTGTCTTCTATACGGTGAAGGGCTTTGAGAACCTCATTCCAACGGTCGTTAAAATCTTCCTTGGAGACATAGTGGGTTGGTAATTCTTCCCTTAATTTTGCCAAGTCAACTTTAAGTTCTTGAACTGCGGTCCATAACTCCCTACAAAACCAGCCCAATACCGCGCAAGCTGTTGGTAGGACAAAATTCATTAGTGATTGGAAGTCCATAAGTATTCTTAAAAAATTAAATAATAGTTGCCGGTGCTAGTAGGATTAGCAAATGACCAGCCTGTGTTATTGCCTGCGTCAACGTTACTAGACGCTATTGGTGCATTCCATGTTGCACCACCTGTTGCATTAGAATCTTTAACAGATAAATAGGTTGCGTTTACGATACCACTTGCCTGTGATATGGTTGACTGTGTACCACTTGAACTGCTAGTTAAATACTTTAAAACTGAAGTTCCTGTAGTAAAAGAACCTACAGTATTAGTTGTACTACTTGTAAATTGAAGGGTACCGTTGTTAAATGTAAGCGTTCTAGAAGCACCAGAAGAAAAAGCTCCCGACACACTATAAGTTGCGGTTCCTGATCCAGTTCCAAAAACTATAGGAAAATCATATATTTTTCCATTTGGTGTAATTGTTTGCGTTCCAGCGGTTGCAGCAAAAACTGTTAAAGCACTACCACTGCTTAGTGTACATCCTGTTCCAGTATTAAAATTACCATAAATTATTCTAGAAGAATTTCCTAATGTTCCATTACTAACTATTAAATTATTATAAACATTTCCACTGGCTTCTGAATAAGTTCCGCCAAAAGAATTAAGTGTAAAATTTAATCCACCACTAATTGAAGAAGTTATACTAATTGAAGGATTTAAACCGCTAGAAGAGGTTGTTACAGTTATTAAAGAAGTTCCAGTGTAAGAAAATCCTGTGGAATTTATATAAAAATTCCCTACAGTAGTAGGGTTAACATTTATTGAGCCAGATGTACCAAATTGTATTGCCCTAGTGTTTGAATTATTTGATAAAAAACTGTTGCAAGTTAATGAAAAATTATTTAAGTTTAAGGTTCCATTTGTCAATGTAACACTATTAGCTGCACCTTGACCAAATATAGAATTGCCTGCTAGTGTAACCGTAAAACCTGTTGCATTAATAATTAAATCATTATTAAGTGTTCTACCATTTGGAGTTACAGTAGAAGTTCCAGTTATTGTTAAAGCACCACTCCAGAAAGTGGCAGTAGTTGTAGTAGACAAGGTAAAATTGCCAGCACAAGCCAAAGTACCTGTGCTAGTTAATGTACAAGTTGCTCCCGTTGTATCTAAACTAGCGCAGTTTAATGCTCCAGTAAGTGTAATCGTTGGAGAGCCAGAACTGCCGTTAATAATTACGGCATCGGCACTTGTAGGAACAGAGGCACCACCAGCCCCACCAGAAGTTGTTGACCAGTTGGTGGTTGAAGAGGTATTCCAAGTTCCAGAACCACCAACCCAGTATCTATTAGCCATTTAATTATTCCTATTAAGCCTGTATCGCAACGGCAAGAACATCCCAAAACGAATCCGCTGCGTTCCATACACAGCCAACGTAGTTTGTTTTACCAGCAGCAATAGACGTTGGTAATGTTGTTCCAATGACACGATATCCTGTAGTAGTAGTTGTCCAAGATATCGTCTGACCAGACCCACTATCCTTAATACGAATAGAAAGTTTTTGACCATCCGTTGGAGTACCACTAGGTGCCGCAAAAGCTGCTGTCACAGCAAGTGCTGTAACATTATACTGGTCAGCAGTATCGGATGTTGGAGTAATAGTTGCCGCTGAACTAATTGAAACAACGCGCTGAGTAATTCTTTTGTTTGTTAGCGTCTGTGTATCAGTGGTACCAACGATAGCGCCCGCTGGCGCGGTTAATGATGTTCCCCAAGCTGATCCAGTGGAGACTGCAATTCCAGCTCCAGGGTATGCTGTTGGACCTGTTGCACCACTATAGCCAGATGTACCACTGTAGCCAGAGATACCGCTATAGCCAGACGTGCCACTAAACCCACTATAGCCAGACGTGCCACTAAACCCACTATAGCCAGACGTGCCACTAAACCCGCTATAGCCAGACGTGCCACTAAACCCGCTATAGCCAGACGTGCCACTAAACCCGCTATAGCCAGACGTGCCGCTGTAACCACTGTAACCAGAGATACCACTGTAGCCAGATAATCCCGCCAAGGTTTGGACTACACCTAAAGTATCTTTATAAAATAAAGTTCCATCGGCAATGTTAAGCGCTAATTCGCCAAGGTTTAAATCGGCGGCTAGGGGTATGTTGCTAGGCGTTGGGCTGTAGTATAGTTCTATGGGTGTGTAGCCAGATTGTGCCATTTTTATTCCTTTAGGTGCTCTAATATTTCTTTTGGTTTTACAAAACGATCATTGCTATGTTCAGTGGCTTCCCACCATATAAACTGATTGTCTACTAAACATGATCGGTCTTTTAGTAGATTAATGTTTTCTGGGTGTCCAAATATTAATGGATCAGATGGCCCCCATATTACAATTCCTTTTTTGCCCTCATCCCAGCCTAAGTGCTGAAAAAAGCTGTCAACTCCAATCCAAATGCGACACTCTTGAATTAGTTTGCGTAGTTCAACAATTGGTAAATTCTTTCTAAAGTCTGGTACTAATTGTTTTTCACCTTCAACGCCAACTTGGACAACGTGCATAGTTTTTTGCAATTCATATACAAGTTCTTCCCAATATGGATAGTTTTTTGGGTTTTCTTTATCTGTTCTTAACTTCTGCGCGTACGGGGCTATGATAATCATAAGTACATCTTCCTGTATGCATTTTCTAAACTGTCTTTCCACTTCCACTGATCCATTTTTTTATAAATATTCCAAGGCTCAATGTCACCAAATAAACTGTGTGCTTCGGCTATCGATTTGCCGGGAACCACTTCAGGGTAGCAGCTAAAAACTTCAGCGCTAGGGATTGAAGGAAGAATGCGACTAAATACAATGTGGTCGCCAAGCCCGCAATTAAGAACCACAATGGTCTTAGAACGATAATCGAGAATATTTCTAAAAATTTGTTCATCATGTCCATATAAATCTTTGTTCTTTTCCATCCGTATGCCACCAGTTGGCTCTTTCATGTGCCACGTTATTGCGCCAGGCACCGCTAAAATCTTGTAGCCCTTTTGGTGTAAACCATACGTAAACAACGTTTCTTCTCTGTGCGCTACCCGTGACAGACCAAGATTATAGTCATGCACCATAGCACGGTAAAGAAAAGAGCAGTGTAAATGTTCAACTTCAGTCTCCTGATGAATCATACCCCACTGGATATTTGGCTCACTGTTAATGTTGTCAATCTTGCCAGTAATCTTACTTGTGTCTGGCATATACGGAGGTGTCAATATTGAACCACCCACCGCACCAACACCATCGTCCGTATAATAAAATAATTGCTCCAGCACGTCGGGTTCTGGTATAGCGTCATCATCAACACGCCAAACCCAATCAAATCCTTCGGTATTGGCAGACTGGTGGATAAAATGCTGACCACGTCTGGTGGCATAACGCCACTCCCATTCAATGCCTTTAATGTCTAACATCTGAAAAAAGTATGAGTAAATCAGCTCTTTTCGCATGTCTTGCGGTTCGTCATTGTCATCAAAAATAATCAACTTATCTGGTCGTTTTGTTTGATTAATAATAGCGTTTAACACTAACGGCAAAGTTGTAAAGTACCTACCACGGGTTGCTACAGAACAAAGAACCTTACTCATTGTCCCACCTACAAATCATTAGGTTGCTTGGGTTATGGTTATCCACTGGAACCATTGTGTCTGAAATACCACCGTGATAGTTGATATAAGCAAACTTAAAGCCAGGAAAATCTTTTTCTGTTAATCCGTGCAACTTGTGATGCTCACCCCAAAAGCCCTTTGGCTCGTTATGGGGTACTGTAATTAAAAGGCGTTTACAGTGCTTTTTAAGCCTCTCCACAACCTCTAAACCGTTGTCTAGGTGCTCTACTACCTCGAAGGCTATAATCGTGTCGTAGTAGCCTAAAATGAACTGGTTAATGTCACCACTAACAAACAAGTTATTTCTACCATTCCAATTCTGCTGTTTAGCAACATCAACAATAATTGGGTCATAGTCTAATCCAATGTAATTGATGTAGTCATCAAAAAACTGTCTTCCGTATCCAGTAGAACACCCAATCTCAAATACACTAGTGCCTACAATATTTTTATTAGCCCATTCGTAACGCTGTGTCTCGCGCGGGAATACTTCATCACCCTTGAGGAATACGGCCCGCTCGTAGTTGTTTGACAACATGAACTTGTAAATATCCGTATTATACTTTCTAGCTAACTTTAATTCATTTTTATAAAAGGTTTCTTTCCAATTTTGCACTAAAGTTTCGTCATGCACGGTGCCTTCTGCTGCATGATAAATTGGAAAATCACCTCTAAAACCCACGTCTACAATCTTAAATCCATGTAACTCAGCTAGGTGGCAAAAATCAATATCCTCACAACCACCAACGCCATACTGTTCATCTAGTAAACCAATGGTGTCAAATACACGCTTTTGAATCATTACACAAAAGAATACACCAAAATAACTACGTGTAATGCGTGAGGATTGTGTTAACACCGCGCTAATATCAGCACCAACATCTAAGCGTTCTATCCAGTTGTTGTTAAGTATAACCGTATCGTTGTTCAACAATACAATCTTGTCGGTTCTTGCTTCTTTAATGCCTTCGTTAGTTGCTCTAGCAAATCCTAAAACCTCATCATTAAATATAGATACCATATACGGTATTTTTGTATGTAGCTCTTGCAAGTAGTCATACGTGTTGTCTGTGCACCCATTTGCAGATATAATTAACTCTACGTCGCTCATATTGGTGTGCTTGATAATAGAGTCAACACATGGTTTCAGATACTTCTCACAATTATTGTAAGTTGGTATTACAATGCTATATTTCATTTTAGTCCTCTGAGTTCGTACGAACCCCAATTGTACTACAATTTACATTAATAAAAAGAAATTACCGGCCGCATAATTGTAAGTAAACACAATAAGGCCAGCACCGCCAGATGCTGCGGTAGTTGATGCAGCACCAGAGCCACCAGCACCGCCACCATACGCGCCTCCTGCACCTCCAGTAATTGTTGTACCACTTCCAGCCGCGCCACCACCACCGCCACCAGGGCCTGCAGTTCCGCCAGCACTTGAGGTGAAAGTACTGGTTCCAGCGGAACCTGCACCACCAGTATTGTTAGTAGTAAAAAAGCCACCACCACCGCCAGCGCCATTGGTTGGTGCTACTGGTGAATTTGCAGGAAATGCACTTGTAGCAGGAGATGCACTTATTTGACCCACCGTTGAACCACCAGGACCACCAGCACTTGTTTGTCCTTGATTTCCAGCACCACCAGCAGCAACTATTACTCCTCCAGAACCGCCACCTCCACCACCTTGGTTTGTAGTAGCACTGCCAGCACCCCCAAGACCGCCAGCGCCTCCAGGACCACCCGCACCGCCACCGCCACCTTTATTAGTAGCTTGAGTAGCTGGTCCACCACCGCCACCAGCATATACTGTAGTTCCTATACTGCTTCCAGATAAACCACCAGCACCTCCAGTTCCGCTTGAAGCACCAGAGCCTCCTTTTGCTAAAGCACCTTGGGATGTTAATGTAGGGGCTGCATTTGATGCAGCGTTAAACCAAGTATCACCACCAGAACCGCCAGTAGCACCAGCCGTACCTCCAGCACCAATAGATACATAAGCTGTTCCGCCCGCAGTAAGACCTGTAACTGCTGTTGATTTAGCATACGCACCACCACCAGAACCACCCGATGTCGTAGCCCTAGTTGAACCAGCACCACCACCAATACATTCAACGGAAACTAAAGAATTAAAATCCGATGGTATTGTATAAGTTGTGCCAGAAGTGATA